TGCTCCTGTCGCGCCATCTGCACCTGTAGGTCCGGTTGCCCCCGTTGCGCCTGTCGCACCGTCTGCACCTGAAGGACCGGTTGCTCCTGTCGCACCGTCTGCCCCTGAAGGACCGGTTGTGCCTGTCGCACCGTCTGCTCCGGTAGGCCCTGTAGGCCCGGTTGCCCCTGTCGCACCATCTACTCCGGAAGGACCGGTTGCACCCGTTGCGCCTGTCGCACCATCTACTCCGGAAGGACCGGTTGCACCCGTTGCGCCTGTCGCACCATCTACTCCGGAAGGACCGGTTGCACCCGTTGCGCCTGTCGCACCATCTACTCCTGAAGGCCCGGTCGCACCCGTTGCGCCTGTCGCACCATCTACTCCGGAAGGACCGGTTGCCCCTGTCGCACCATCTGCTCCGGTAGCGCCTGTCGCACCATCTGCTCCGGTAGGACCGGTAGGCCCAGTTGCTCCTTTTGGCCCGGTTTCTCCTGTCGGTCCTGTAACTGTCGAATCTGCACCGGTAGGACCTGTCGCCCCGATAGAACCGGTAGGACCTGTCGCCCCGATAGGACCGGTAGGACCTGTCGGCCCTGTCGCACCGTCTGCTCCGGTAGGACCTGTCGCTCCGGTCACACCTGCTGCGTCTATCCTTTCAAACGCACTCTGGGCGTCGCCCGTTACACCCGCAAGAATACCACTAAAGTTATCCGTATTGACGGTAACTTTCTTAGCATGTAACGGACCCCTGTCAAACCCTATATCATGTTCTCTACCCATTGTGCGTTCCTCTCATATTATCCTGGACGGACGATCGACATTCTTGCGCGAGCAATAGCTGTCGTTGCCGCGTTCGCTCCTTGTCCGGTCACTTTCAGTCTTAAATATCCCGTCGCTGCCGGTGCATACGCTTTAATGTGCACGTTTTTATCGGTGATGCTTGCGTCAAACGTCGCCGCATCTTCCGGCACTACGTAATTCGCGTTTGCCGCACCCTCTGCCGCCGCACCAAGTAGCACGTTACCCTGCTCAAGATCGATCTTAACGTCCACCGCGCCGCCGGAACTGAACATGTATTCAAACGAATACGACGCGCCCATTTCGACCGGGTACAAGTACGTGTACACAACACCCGTACCCGCCACCGTCTTCGACGCTACCCCTTCCAATTTAAGGAAGTCCACTAACTGCATATTAGGGTTTACCATTATTTTGTTACTCCTTTATTTTGTGTTTGATCCTGCCCAGGCGCGCTCGCTCTCGAGCAAGGCCGGCGCGCGTTCTCTTCTGTTCTTTCCCTAAGTTCTGTATTAAAAGTCCTTTCGCGTCAATACGTTCTTCTTCTTTACTGAGCCGCGTTTCTTTATCGAGTATAGTTGCCGCGCGCTCTTCCCGGGTAACGAGCGCGGCGACACGCGCAGAGTACGACGATTCGTGTTGTATCAACTTATCGACCGCCGCTTCGTATTTCTTGACCGCGGATAGATGCCTACTTTCCGCATTCCGTATCGTTTCTTCTCTCGAGAGGACTTTCACCTCGCGTTCCGCTAACGCCGCGTGTTCCGCGGCGATACTCCTTTTCGTTTCCGCTCTGAGGCGTTCTACCTCCGCGAGTTTCTGTTTTTGAAAGGAGATATGGCAATCCGCGTCCCGGGTTTTTAACTCTATCTCCCGTTCACGCCTGTCAAGGTCATGTTCTTTCGCCGTGTGCTTCGCCTCTTCATCTTTTGCCCCCGCGATCAACCTATGCACCCTGACAAGTTCGCTTTTCGCCTGCGCCGTACACTTCTCTAACGCCTCGAGTTCAGCAACGTGTTTTTCGCAGATCAACGCGTGCTTTTTCCCGATAGTAGATAACACGGCACGCAGTTCGTTTGAACGGAGCGCGATGTTCTCCGCGATCTTCCGTTCGTTGTCGAGCCGCTTATTGCCCGGTATTATGTGACGCGATCGTACAGTCATCGTTACGTTTTTATAAGGTAGTTAAGGACTAAATACGGTTGCAACGTATTATGCGCATTGCCCCCACCGGTCGAGCCCGTATTTCCCGCGGTTGTATTAGACCCGTGACCGCTTCCAACCGTTGCGATCGACGCAACTTGAGCAGTATGTGTGTGCGCCGGCATTTCTGAAGTAACAAGTAAATGTTTCTCCCTGCCGCTGGCTGCTGCTAAAGCAAAATTCGTTCCGGTCGCATTTACGCCGTCCGCGTAAGTGGATCCCTGTCCTGCGCCTATGGCTACCCGGCCTTTTAGGTTAGGAAGTATGAAATTCCCACCCCCCGGGTCAGCTCCGAACGTATGTCCTATGACAGCGTAGAGAGCAGCGTATGTTGTTTGGGACACCGTTGCCCCATTACAAAGCAGATACCCCGTAGGAGCCGATGCGCCGGCGTATTGTATGACCGCTCCAGGGGGATTTACCCCGCCGCCTAATGACGCCCAGTCCCACTGACCCGCGGTTCCTTTCGCGATAGGGACATCACCAACTACCGATGTGTTATTTACGTCGCCAATATTACCAATTCTCATTTTAGTTCTCCTTCGTTATAGGTATCTATAGCCCCACGTTCCGCTGATCGTGCCGTAACTGACGAGACTGACCGCCGCGCTATTCGCGGACCCCGTTATCTCGTCGGGTATGATCTGTTTACTATTATTATCGAAGATCGTTATTCCGATCGTGTACGGCGCGGAAAGACCGAGTGTATGGTTTATAGTAAGCACCCCGGCGGTGAGATTCGCGTTGTTAAACGTTCCTGTATATGGACCGGGAGAACCTGTTGGCCCTATAGGACCTGTAGGACCGAGAGGACCTGTCGGACCGGCTTGAGTAGGCCCTGTCGGTCCTGTCGGACCCGTAGGACCGAGAGGACCCTGCGGACCCGTTCCGCCAGTCGCCCCGGGAGAATAGTTTGTTACCCCGTCGCCCGAAGCGTTCCACCCAATGACCATACCGGCCACGGGATCGAGAAGCGTGCCGGAAATAGAGAACGGAAGATTGACTTTTATCGCCCTGTCGACTTGCTCCTTGACTTGCTGTACGAGCCGGGTAAGACGATCACCCATGCTTTCGATCTGGTCTTCGCGAAAGCGGCCGTTGACGGGCAGAGATACGACTTGTGTTTCAGGTATATCACTGACGATAAGAGAGTCTTGAGCGGTAGTCGGCGCGATCGCGTATGTGACCGTTCCCGTATTCTCTACGCCGACCGTGAACGCGACCGTATAATCCACGCCGTACGTAAGAGGAGCGTTAAGCGCTTTCGTCGCGCGAGTGACTTTGTACACAACGAGATCAGTCGCGTCGTATATCTCAAAAGGGAAATCGAAAGGGACTTTACCGCCCCCGCCTTGCTCTTGTATTTTCGTGACCGTCTCATTTACCGACATGTACTACCTCCATCATTTAAAATAAGTATACCACATAAAACCGATTATGCAAATGCGTCTCTACCGATAATGCACCGCCCCTTGTTTCTGTTTTGTGCCGCCGCCAAACCACCAATAATAGAATGACCCCACATACGGGATCTTACTCCAAGTCTTCCAATCTGCTATATCTTTTTTACCCATTATATCCGTGAATAACGTATCAACAAACGGGACTGGAGGTGTAATTGACTGAGTAAACGCGCTGATGAGACCATCTTTAGTAGCGTTTACCATCGTGTATTTATTGAAACCTACCGTTTTCACTAAATTGTTCAACACGTAATCGGACAGTTCACCCACTTTACCAAGTAAGAAATCTTTTATCCAATCAGCAGTAACACCCATAAGTGTCAGCGCCGCGGTAAGCCGGATGAAATTTTGCATACCTTTTATCGGATCCGTCTTTATCTGCCGCAGTACTTCGTTGTGGTAAACGTCGAGCACTTTGAGCGTATATGACTTTAACATATACAGAATACGCCCATTTCCGCCCCGGAGATAATACTCAGGCATTTCAGATAATGCTATGGGTTGAAAATCACAAAGTTCGGAGAAAAGTAGGTACTTAACGTTCTCACTCGTTACCCCGTTTTTAAGGTCCGCCAGAACCTGAGAAGCCTCATCCCCAAAAATCATAATAAGTTCTGGCATGAGTTTCTCACCTTGTTTGGTCGCCTCATTTCTTAACCGAGAAAGAGAACTATTGATAAGCACCTCTTTACCTATTCTATCTATCTTCTCAAGTCCTATCATCTTGAAGACAGCATTGACCGCTTTAGCCGAAGTGTTAGTGTCCCCGGAAAACTCCTGGGCGATATTGTGAACCCCTATATCTTCTTTCGTGAGTTTCCCGGTGAAAATCGCTTTCCCCGTCCGGAGATACCCGTTCCGATATATTGGAAACGCGAGATCGCCTATCTGCGTAATCGCATTAAGAGGCGAGTTCATCGTGGCGAGGTATGATAAGTTCTTATATGTAGACCAAAGACCCTGAGTGCCTTTTTGATTAAACCTTGCTTTTAGAATATCGCGTATCGTCTGCGCCTGTTCGGTCGCGATCATCCCATCTTTAAGAAGACCCTCGACATATGCACCTATGCTCGAGTCGACCGCCCCTTCTCCTTTACCGAAGAAACGACGCGTCTCGATAGCGGTGTTCATGCCTTCAATATAATCAATGAGCGCCTGAGAACTGTCTTTATAATACCGATTCATTTCCGGCTTTATAACATCAATAAGTCTCGTTTTGACGTTAGCCGGAAGCCGAAGCCATATCCCGGTGCCCCCATTCCCACGCAAGAGTTTATTTATAAAATCTGCTTTTTCAGTGGGTAACATCGAGTACCCTTGTGCTTCTTCCTGTATCTTGACTGCCTCATCAATGGCGTTCCAATTCTCTGATTCACGGAGATACTGTAAGAAACCTTCCGCGTCACCAACACGCCGGGGCCAGTAATCTTCGAGGAACCCTAAACTCATATCCGCTTTTAAAGCCCGTTCGTGCATTTCGTCGAGAACAGCCCGCACTTCTGCAAACTCTTTCTCCAGTCCGTTACGTTTTATGATCGCGTCTACTTTTCCTGTGTCCCGGTTCTTGAGCGCAAAATCGAGGTCCGCCGCGTCTTCTATGGAAAGTTTTGCGTACTTATCGAGAAAGGGTTTAGTACGTTGCAGATCCGCGAAGATTTCGCGGCGTGATCTAAACTCAAACTTACGGGATGCGTGTTTAAGTTCTTCTGCTATTTTCGCAAGCCGTGTCGAGACAGGTACAAAAGCTTTGTTAGCCTCTTCCGAAATGCGTCGGCCCGTACGAGATAATGCGTCCCTGATCGGCGTGGCGTTTTCCACATCGGTTTGTTTTAATGCTCGATTCTTCCCGTACGGATCTTCCCCCGCCGGCTGAGGCGCCGGGGGTTCTTCTACCGGAGGTTTAGCGGGGGGTTTAGCGGCCGCTTTTATGGGTTCTTTAGCTATGAATAGAATAGACCCATCAGAATTTACTATTTTTTTAAAATCTCTCTCAAATACCAACTCTGTACTCTTAGGCAATTTGACCCCGGGTTTCACTAATATACTCTCTACAGTTCCCCTCCGTCCAGCCCCTATCTCAAATTCTTTTTCTCCTACCAAATCAGTAGCGGGTTTTCGTATCACGCGCGCGAAACCCCTATCCCCAAAAACGGACGCCTTATCATATTCTATGACTACTCCTTTACCACTTTGACCCAGAGCGTATGTCGGGTCATTGGAAACATTAAGCCCAATAAGGTCTTGATGGGCAATAACTAGATTAAATGCTTCAGCAGGGGACGTTTCGTGATATAGACTTTCCCCCTCTATATGCTCTGGACGACGCACAGCGTATTTTTTAATATCTTCTGGCAGTTCAAAAGGCGCGGAATTATACTTTCTTGCTTCAATCTCAAGTGGTGTTGCTACCTTCCCCCCTTCTGTGGGGGAGAGTTTGGATTTATCAAGTAATAGTATTTGGCTACCATCGCTACTTACTATTGCATCATATCCTTGTTCTTTTAGAGATTTTATTATCTCTTTGTTAGTGTCAGGATATTCCAAAATATTATCCGATATTTTATTAGGGTCAGATTTCATTCCCTTTTGTAAGGGCGTTTCTATCTGAAATGGTTTTTCAATATTAGGACTGAACTCAAAAATATTATCTCCAAATATCTTTGCATCTGCCTTATCCCTTGCTAAAAATATGCCCTGTCCCCTAAATACCGGAGATTTTTCTTTTGTCCCGTGATAATATACCTTCCCCCCTTCTGTGGGAACGGGCTTACCTTCCAACTTCGCTATCTTTGCTTTGAATATGGCCTCTAATGGCGAGCCTTCTTCAATCAATCCCTCAATATCGTCCGCCTTATTTCTTCCGTTTCTTGGGTCAACCTTCAAATCTTTTTTTGTGAGTGATTCAATCTCACCCACTATAACTTGGTCTGATTCAGAAAGTTTTGTTGCGGTGATCTTCGACGTCTTAGCGATGTCTTTCGGGAGTTCGAGGATCTCTCCGCGGAGCACTTGCACGGTGCCGTTGTTACGGCATAGACGTATGTCTCGGCTTTTACTGTATATGTCTACCACCGTCGCTAAATCAGTGTTCTCCGCGATAGCGCGCGCTATTTTAGGTTTGAGAGATACGACTGCCCCCGCTCTGCCGTTCGATTCCTGTATCGCATCACCTATGTTCTTTATCGCACCCTGTAGTAAACTGACCTTGCCCGTAGTGACAACGTTCGCCATCGCTTCGCCTGCGCCGAGGTAGAACCCGAATTGACCTAACGTAGCGAGTGCGGCGGCCGATGTTGGTTCCATACCGACGTCCGTTAAAGCAGTTACCATTTCAGTAGGAGGGTATTTCTCGGGGTTTGAGAGGCCGTTATATATCGTTTTGAGCACTCCTGTGCGCCCGGAACCGTCAAACGGCGTGTCTTTAGCGAGGGCAGTGAGTGCGGCCATAGGGCGGGAAAAAAGTTCACCGTACCCGGTACTCAGCATCTCTTCTATCGCGGCGCCGCCAAAAGGAATAGCCGTTTGTAAAGGTTTAATATCGAGATTCGCCCCCACCGCCGCCCCTGCTTTACTCAAAATATCGGGAGTAGTGGGTTCGGGAATCGTAGGAACAGCGGGTTTAGGAAACGTAGCGCGAAGAACGTCACCGGTGAGTTCCCACGCTTTGTTAAGTCGATCACCTGAATAATACCCCTCAATAGGGTCGATCACCGTAGGAGCAGGCATACCGGCTTTCGGCTGATCCTCTTTCATCGTGGACCAGTCTATCTGTGACGTAGGAGTCGTACCGGCGGGAGCGTCTTTAGCCGGGGCAGACTGATCCCCATAGACAGGTTTCATAGACTCCCAGTCCAGTTTGCTCTCTTCCCGAGTATCAGTAGTCGGAGATAAAACTCCCATATATATTACGGACTCACATTCTTGTAATAATACACGTCTTCCTCGCCAGGTACACGCGAACGATAGATAACGATACCTTTCCCATTCTTATCTTTAAACGTCAATCCCTCTTTATCTATCGCCGTTGTATCAGTTATATTCACTCTATCGAGAACTGCTTGCCCGGCGACACGCCGCATTTCCTTTTCCGGGTTAGCATTTTTAGAGTATATGTTAAAAAGCATACCCTTTAACGCTTCGGCTTTCGCCTCGGCATTTCCTGGTTTATCCAGCGGATTTAAGAACGAGTACGTCTTCGCCACCCAATCGATAGCACGGGCAACGTCTTTCTGTTTTTTTACACTCTCGATATTATTGAGGTCGTTCTTTAGATTTGATAAGAAAATGAGTTCCTGGTTATCTTTGTGCCCGTCCTGGTACACTGCTAATACTTTTTGCTGAAACTGCGCCCGGTCTACGTTATTGTCGACAAACTTATCGAGCATGTCGAGATAACTCTTAGCCTCTTTGTTTTTATTAGCCAACTGTTCCGCGTCCGTCCGGACTGTACGAACGAGCGTTCCTAATAGGTTTTTCTTATCCGCTATGGATATTCTAACTGCCGGGTCAGTAGACTCCGCGGCCGCCTCTATGGCCTCAACTGAAATATCTCCCGCAGTAGCTCTTATACTCATCCGGTTCGCGTTATCACGCATATCATTCTGGAGAGCCGCTTGATCAGAACGGAGTTTTGTCTCGGCTTTCGATATGTACTCCGCTTTGAGCGCGCTGTCAAACCCCGGCAGTTTATCTAAAACGCCACTCCGTAACATTTTCTTCGCGTTAATAGGGTCGTTCTGGATATTGTTGTAGATGAACGCCTCCATAGACGCTTTGTGCGCTTTAGTCTTAGCCGCTTCCCGGACTTTCAGATCGACGATACCTTCAGCTAATTTATCTGTCTCATCTAACGCCGCGATCGTTTGGACGTATTCTTCTACCGTACGGGTTCGACTGGCGGCCAAAGCTGTAGTCCGTGCCGCCGACTCAACCGCCGTAGTCGCGATGTCTGCTTGTTGATTCTTAACCCACTCGTACGCCGGAGCAATAGCCGCCCGACGGATAGTAGCCGCAGCCGCCGAAAATTTTGTCTTAACCCGGCTATCCCCTATGCCTGAAGCGAATGATTCCGTTTCTTTTTGAACGAAAGCCTGAGATGCGTCGATGTATGCTGAAGGATTAGAGGCGTGTTCTTTCTGTAAAGCCGCAAGGCCATCCTGAACGGCTAATCCATAATCTATGACCGCATTATTCGCCTGGAGATCGGTAGCCGCATCTTCCCGGGCCCTTAGCTTCGCGATCTCATTCTTACGGACCGGCTCAACGAACTCGTCCTGTACTGCTCCGGCAACAAGCGCGTTCGTGTCGTCTTTCTGCGCTCCGCCTACGTACGTAGACGCGAACTGATCTCTTTGATATTGAGGTATTGAACCCATGTGCTATACCCACCCTTTCGCATCAGCGTACGAGTAAATCTTCTGTGTGGCACTTGCAAACCCGCCTACGAGCGCCGCCCGCCCTTGTCCTTCTTGTACTCGGGCTGTCTGCTGACTGTATTCGCTTAGCGCTGCTCCTCTCGCGCGCTTAGCCGCACCCTCTGCCGCAGCCCACTTCTTCGTCTGCGCGATCGTAATGACCGCCGAACCGCCGTACTCTACGCCGCTTCCTATATATAAGAGTTTCTGTTTCTGCGCGAAACGGTTGCCGTCATCTTCGATCCGCATGGCTTCGCGGTTTTGCTCAGCCTGTAAAATCTGGCCATACGAGCGAGTAGTAGCCGCTTGGGCCCTCGAAGCCGCGTTCTGCTGTACTCCTTGATATATACTTAACCCGGCGCCTACTGCCGTCGCCGCAAGTGCTACTGCTCCCATGTAAACCTCCGACTCCACAAACGGTAATCTTCTTTAAACTGACTATACTCTCTCAATGTTCCCTCACACTCAAATCCTAAATGAACCATATACGCATCATGAAAAACGTCGGCTATAGAGTGAGTCTGGGCCCGGTGCACTTTCAGTTTCTGTGCATACGTAAGAAGAAAATCTTTAAGCACTTTAACGTACTCTATTTTACGTTCGATTATGTGAGACGATGGTATCTGCCATATCTCGTACACTCCGGGCCATAGCGGCACCCAACCTAAACAGGTTATGATCTTGCCTCCGTCTAAGAACGTATACGCATGACCGAGCGAAGCATAATAATCGAGTAATGTTTGGGATAGATACGGATACACTTTTTCCCACTCGTAGGTTCGCATATCCATGAGTTTTAAATGCTCTGAGTGAAAAGGTACGGTTTTTATCATCCTTCGGTCACATCCGCAAACGGCACTATCGCTTGCACAGTACACGGCAACGGGTTATCTTGTATCACGTTAATGAATTTCTGAAGATCGTAACCGTCCGGGATCTGCACTTCGATCATCCCGGTAAACAGGGGCGGCGGTTGACCGGTACGGTCATTCGTCGTCCGGGTGATAACTTGCTCCATATGGTACGGGTCGGTCCCTACTTTCGCCCCGAGTGTATGCCTGAAAAGGACGGCTATCTTATTTATCGTAGACGTCATGCCCATAGACGAACCCGACACACTGCGGGATTCAAGCGGCATGGTACGCGTCCACCCCCGGTACCCCAGCCCTACATGCACTACCGTAGCCGATACGTCTAACGTCACCCCGCCATCGACTACCGTCTGAGTAGGATGCACCGCGCCATCGGTGACGATCGTTACCGTTTCCCCCTCGAGATGGTCTAAACCGCTAAGTTCCGTTACGGTCAAATACCATTCCGCCGCGGGGATAACCGAGACACTATTAAAATTTTCCAGTATATCACAGGTAACTTTCGTAGCGGATACATACGCCGTAATCACCGCTGTCCCGATCTCGAATCCCGTCATACATTTTCGAACGATACGCCGGCCAACGTCTCCCGCAACGAACACGTTCGCACCTGCGGTGAACGTCACGCCGGTACCTGTCGTAGCCCCGGGAGTAAGCGTCACGGCTTGAGACGTATCTAACGTAAGCGCGGAATCTACCCGCACGAATTGCTTAGACAGTTCATACTGCCGCCTCTCGAAAGCGTCTGTATCCGCGTCTTCGTTACCCGTAAAAAAATCCTCGTATTCAGGGAGCACTACGTCAGGGGAGAAATACTCTACGTATCTCCGTGTCACACCGTCAATAGTACGCTCCACAACAAGCCAAAGATCGTCTGTATTGTCACTATGCGGCTCCCCGCAGACGCTCAATACTTTCACATCCGTCCCACCGAGATAATGAGTATGCCATGCCGCTATCTTCTCTTGTTCTTTCGTCGAAATACCAAGAAGCACGCCGTCTCGCCTGACCGCCCACATAATGTTCACTCTTCCCTGTTGTATCGCCAGTTGGATCATCCCGGGGTATGTCAATTCATCAGAGAGAACGTTAAGATCTTCTGAACTGTAACTATCTTCAAGAAGACTATATCCAAAACGGTTAAGCACTGTGCCACCACGCTGCACATAAAAGATATTCGTTCCTATGCGCACGGGGAGCATATTCTGTACTCCGTAAAAATCTACAGGCTGCACCGTAACCTCAGTCCCGGATATGGGGGCGGCTTCGGTAGCGCCATACGCTTTATATACTCCGCCATATGTGCCGATAGCTAAGAATTTATTTGTACCCGCAAACCAGTATATCCTGTCCGCCGTGTTGTTTTGCGAAGCGATAGGAAATATGACCGCATCATCGGCATTTGTCCCAACAGTAAAATCATCAAAACGAGAAACGCCGTCGTCATTCGGAGCACGACTACCATAGAATGTTTCAGGGTCATCGTTCGTACCGCCGTAAAAAAGACGACCTCCGTAAAACGCAACAGCACCGGGCATATTACCTTGTTTGAAGAGGTACCCACCGGAAGAGTAGGCTGTATACCCGGTGCTGTTTATGTCTACAAGAGTAACGGGGTCTTTGAGCGTGATCGTATTTGCCCCGGTCTTAACGACCGAATACGTATTACCGTTAAGCTGTGTCATACCCACTACGCCGTAAATCTCTATCACGTCCCCGGTAGCAAGACCGTGAGCCGTTGCGGTTACCTGACAGGGATTTGCTCTCGTGGCGCCGCTGATAACGACCGTAAAAGGATCTTTCGTGCGCGTAAAGGTGCTAAGCGCCCAACTTGTCTCCCCGCTGCGTATAAGTTTTCGGGGGTCGTAACCCCGGTGGACAAGATACATGAGATCGGCTTTTTGCGCGTATCTGATACCCGACAAGTCCGCCTCAGCAAAGGGAGACGTTACTTCGTATACCCGTTCAGTCTGGCCGCCGGAAATATATGCCCCATACGCCGACATATCGATAGCGACACCATCAAGGTCTTTTAGCGTATACGTGCCAGCATCAATCTTCACGACAAGAAAATATTTTTCGTTGAGTTCGGTCGTACCTACGACATCGTAGATAAGGATTTGGTCTCCCGTACTATACCCATGCGTACCGGATGTGACTACACCGGTACCAATAACTATACCGGTAATGGTTTTCGGGTCTTCAGTTATGACCCCGCCATCTGTAAAGACACAAAATTTACCGTCAGAAAACGCTAACGCGTACGCTTGGTCGTCGTTAAATACAAAGGGTATGAAGTTGGTAAGTCCATTCAGGCGGGTGGGTAGAACATAACGCGAACCAGGACGATATGTATCAGGTCCCTGTACCTCGCCTATGAAGTTACGGGAGATAGACTTTCCGAGCGGGTATGAAGAGAGGTCAACACGCCCAAAAAGTTTTCGAGTAAGCAGCCCTCCCGCGAAATTAAGGAGGGGATTCGATCGTTGCATGTATTAACACCCCGGGATTATTTCGGGATTCGCTTGGTTCACTTGCCCCGAAGAGTACATTCTTCGCGCGCCCATAAAACGGCTGCGTGTAATACGGCGCGGCGGATTGTCCTGGCCATTGACTGCCCTGGCTTCCATACGCGTTTCATCGAGCATTGTCTTAACGCCCTGGCGAAGCGTCTCTTTCCCGCTGAATGCGTATGCCATGTTATACGCCAACTGCTGAGCCAGATAATTCTTGAAAAGTTCGTCGAACTTCGAGACAACGAGTTGATCCTTGATATACCCGATATTAAGTGTAGACGCTCCGCCATTATCGATGTATAGGAAGCCTTGTTCGATCTGGTAGTCCTCAGCTAAGAGGCTGTCAACATCGTCCCCAATAAAACGTAGACGAATAAAGTCATTCGGAAGTGCATATTTGTCAGCATACCCGAATTCCGGAGCCGTGGCGTTACGGGATAAAGTCGTTCGAGCCTTAGCGAAGTTCCAGGGATGGGCCCGCAACACGTGGCGCCGGGTAGTGTCATACCAGCGACTGCATACGGATTCACTTTGGGTTTTCGGATCGCGAATATTCGTGATAGGGGGAACTTTGAGCAGATCCAATGCCATGTTGCATATCTCGACTTCACTCAATACGAAAGGCATATATCGACTCTCCTTATCCCAAAAAAGCGTACCGCCGACCCGCTGTGCGGTGTGGTGGTACGCTTTTCTGGTTGTTTACTGCGTTCTGTTACTACTACGCGGACTTTACGAAAATCGCACGTATCGCAACGGTACCTGTGCCCGAGCCGACCGTGTTGGCTGTGAGCGCCAGATCATACTCCATTTCGGGAGTAACGTTCGCATCGCCGGCAAGTTCGTACACTTCTTTGCCGATGTTCGCGATAGTCAACGAAGCCATTCCGTTCTGCTCCGAGCCGATGACTTTACCGGCCGAGATGTTCGCCGCGGCCATGAGAATATCCTTGTCTTTCACCGCGCCGCCGTTCTCGAGCGTGTCGTACAAACCGAGATCGTAACTCGTCGCGCCGGTTATGGCGTCGCAGTTAATATCGATCCTGACCGGGATCATGTTCCCATTGACGCGAAAGAGACGGTATATCGAACCGTCGCTGTCGGCGACCGCTACCTCAAACTGCGTCTCCATGACGACTACCTCGCCGCCACGGTTGAACACGTTTTTCGTGTTCGCGTTTACGTATGCGTTAATAACTGCCATGTTTAAATCCTCCGTATTTTAGTGAACCCCGCCGCCGTTATGACGGCGGGGTGTATTCGTAAACGAACGCTTACGTAGCGGTCGTGGTGACTTTCTGTATTCTCTGTTCGTCTGTCCTTACCGCGCCGATCTCACCGAGGACCTGGATATAGGTGCTCTCGATGTAACCCGGGTAATCAGGTATGACCTTAACGCCGAACTCTTTCGACATACCGTAGATCAAACCCTGGGTAGAGGCCGCAAAGCAGGTCCGAACAGCCGAAGCCACACTAAGCTGCGGGTTATCCACGCCGCTGCCGAAACAGATGAGGTCCATGCCAAGGACCTGAACAACCTGGCCCTTGTCGACCACATAGTTGCGGCTAAAATCGCCGGACGTGAGCTGCGTGATGTTGAACAGTGCTGTCTCTTCCTGTTCCGAAAGCCCGATGAGAATGTTCTCAGGCATATCGGTTCCGACTTCGTTCTTACGGAAGTTCGCTCTGATCTCGAGGAGTTTCGCGTACGTAAGGCCGGCTGTCGCATTGACCGTCTGGCCGCCGTTACCGGCGAACGTGATCGTTGTATCAAACCTACGGCCCGTTGATACATCCGCAAAGAGCGCCGCGATACCGATCGCGTCGGCTTTCCTGTTGATCGCGAACATACAGTCGCGAACGAGTTTGGAACTCGGGTTCTCGAACATACCGCGAACGTCCCTGTTGTCAACGATGAGTTCGACAACGATCCTATCTCTCAACATCCTGCGTCTTGAGAACTCAGGGTTAACCGGACTGATCCTGGGGTTTCTTTCGTTCGCGGTGCGGGCAATCACCTGACCCGTGCCGTCATACGACCACTCATCAGCCGTAACGGGCACTGAGGGAAAGCGGCCCATGAGACGGCTTTTCGTCTGCTGGGCTTCGACGTGCAGCAAATTACTAAATTGGGTTATAAGTACCTGGTCCACTGGGGCTGACATATTATTATCCTCCAAAAAGTTAAACATCATTGAGTTAGAAATGATGCTCCCCGCTACACGCGGACATCGTTACGCGTTTGTAGATACGCGCATCGTTAACTATTCGGACGGATAACTACAATCCGCTCCCCGATAATCTATTGAAAGTATATCTTATATTTTAACGTTTGTCAAGTTTTCGGCTAAAATATTCTTCAGGAGTAGAATTATGCTTCTCCTGATTGCACTTAATATGTGCAATTCCTAAGTTTGAATACTCATTCACGCCGCCCCGAGTAATCGGCATTATGTGGTCAAGAGAATCCTGCAAAAAAGCGATTGGCTTTTTACAAAGGTAACAAGTGAGCGTCCCGTATTGCTTTATATTCTCTTCGTAAAGCCGCTGAATATGCCGAAGCCGTATCGTACCGGGAGCGTTTTGATTAGCGTGGTCGGCTTTACTCTTCAAACGGAAATGTGGTTTCTTCTGGTATCGCCGCTGATATTCCGTCTGTATCCCGGGATGCCTTTCAAAAAATCTTTTCTTCTTAGCGGCAACCTTTTCGGGATTAGCTTTTACCCAAGCATCCGCACAAATCTTTAATCTTTCCGGGTTTTCCAAACGCCATTTCAGCGCCCGGGCCGCGTACTTTTCTTTATTTGCCAGATAGTGCTTCCGACTACATTCCCTCATCTTCTCTTTCTGCGCTTCGGTCAACATACGTCCCCCTATAATAAAAAACGCCCTATACAGGTGTGCTTAGGGAAAACAGTTAAGTTTTCGCACCCATATAGAGCGTATTATAAAAAAGAAACTGCTCCCCCTAAGCACTATAAATATAGCACGTTAGGGGGTAAAAGTCAAGTCTACTTCTTAATATTCCGCATCTTGTCCATGATCGCGGTGTTCTGATCCATAATTTTCTGATGGTCCGCGTGCCGCCAATCCTGGTACGCCGGGTTCTTCATAAGCTCCCGCTGCGCCGCTGACAGAGCTTCGTACGTATCACTGCCGCTACCGCCCGCGCCCGCCCCGCCGCCTTTAAACGCGTCTTCCTTGATGTACTTATTCACGATCCCGTTAAGCGCGGCCGTAAGCACGATAAGCGCGTTGTTATCAAGTTTGTCGATCATGGTGAGCACTTCCGGGGAGTTATTCTCTTGGAGCAGTTTCTTCGCGTTTGTTATTGCGAGATCTTTTTGATCCCCGAAGAGTTTAGTCGTCGTGTCATCGAACGCTTTGTCAACTAACTTATTCGCCTCAAGGACTTTTAAATGCTCCCCGTACATATATTTCTCGAACCCGAGTTGTAATTTCTTAGCCGAGTCTTTCGGGATCCCCGCTTCGTGCATCAGTTTCTTGATCGCGATGTCCGTCTCAGGCACTCTCTTCGCATCTTTCATTTCTTGGGGAGTTTCAAACTCGTATTCTTCCGGCTTGCCCGGAACACCTAACGCCGAACGAAAAGCGCCTATCTCTTCCGGGGTGGCTTTCTCCCCGGGAATGATCACGCCTTTCTTACCAACAACGGTATTGAGGTTATCGACGAATTTAAAAAAGGTTTCAGGGTCTTTGGCGTTCTGCTTGACCCATTCTTTATCCCGGTATGTTTCGGGGATTACTGTAGAAAACGCCGGGGGAGCGCCCGCACCCGCGGGACCTGTCCCGCCGCCGCCGCTACCACTTCCGCCACCACCATTAGCCGCTGTCGCCATCTTTGGGTACCTCCTCAATTTCCTCACGTTTAAAATCAAGTTCAACAGCCTTTATGACTTCCGGTGTCATAAACTGTCTAAGCCGGAGATACACGTCACGGCGCGCGTTGTTATGAAACGTCCCTTCAATATCGACTTTTCCCGACTTCGTAACGACTGTAGCGGGTAAGGCAAAGCCGGTATCGACAAACAGAAAATTAAGAAGTATGCGACCATCTTCGGTAGCGGCTACCCGGGAAATCGCAGCGATCAGTTTATTGCGAGCAGCTGCAGCTTTTTCGTTTATTTTCATGCGGCTCGTTCTTTCCCAGCTACCGCGACTTCTTTGCCCGCGCTGGCGACATTTCTCGCGGCCTCTGAACCTAATTTCGCCTTTTCAACTTCCATCGCTTCGGCTTGAGCTTGCCGTTTCGACATTATATTAGCTTTCGCCGTTTCAACCGCGAGAAGCAGTTTCGACGGAGCCCCGCTCAGATCACGGATGGATTCTATTGCTTGGGCTAAATCTAAATATTCAAACGCCTCGGCATTTACCGCAGTAAGCGCCATGACCGCGTTGATCGTTTCAGTCACTCCGGCTTTTTCGGATGCGCGTAGAAGTTGCGCCGCGGGGGATATGTACTCGATGTCGTACAGGTTCTTTCCCTGGATAATAGCGTCTTGAACTTCGGTAGGTATAACTATGGGGTCTACCCCGTTCGAGAGTAACATTTTCCCTCGCGTAGCGTCATTTTCATTTATGCCCAAAAGACCCATCTCAAAAAGGATATTGACTGAGCGTTCGATTATGGGCGTGAGTTGTTCGTTAAAGATACGAGAATAGACACTTGAGAGCGCATCTGACCGAATATCGTAGCGGATTTCCGCTTCCCCGAGTGTCATGCGCGTCTTATTATTGAGATCGTAGAGTTTGTCGATGAGGAAATGCTGCATTATCTCTGTACGGAACCCCTCGATCGCTACCGTAAGACTCTGAAGTTCCCCGACATCGAAGATCACGCCGATAGGCGGTTGACCATTCATGCGGCCGGACATGTTAAACACGGAAAGGCCGCCGGCTGACGTATCGACTGCCGCGGCTCCGAGACTGCCGTCGTCCATCACGTATAACGCCGGTTCGACTTTTTTCTCGACACCCACAATAAAAGCTTCTTTAAGCGCGTTAAGTTGACAGATCGCGGGAAGCGCGTCCATCGCGGGACTGCGGCCGTATGTCTCGTTCGAGAGACGATACCACCGGCTTACTTTCGAGGGGAGTTCGGTGTACCCGCTGGTTTTAAGAATGTGTTTGTTGTCAATTTCAAAATGATACGACGCGAACGCCATCGCCCGGTTTCCCGCTTTCGGCGCGTCTTTCTTGTCTTCGTTTGTACGGGGTTCTATCGCTATACAGATTAGCACCTTATCGAGCCGACTCTTTTCTTCTTTGTATTTCTTCGCTGTCGCCGCGCTGACATTTTCGATACCGTACGTGTTCACGACTTGTTCGACCGTGATCTTCTCATCAAAATACAACGTATCGACAAACTCATCGGTAGACTGCGCTATGCGGAGGGATTGTAAAGACCAGCACTTAAAGATAAGCGGGGTAGCGTATGTTCCTTGAAAAACACCGAAAGCGCCGGTACCAAACGCGGCCTCTTCGTTGAGATTCTCCTGAAAGGCAAGTTCAAATCCCGCCTTCTCAGTTTCCATATATTTATATATGGCTTTATTTATGGCTTCGTAATATTTTTTGTTTTCGTCGCTTTGGGTAAGGTATTCAGGCTGTTTCAAACGGAAAGTACGGCCGCCAGTTTTCCAAAGAGAACCCATGACAGCAGAGGTCATGGCTTGCAGCGCGCGAGAAGCTGTTGAATCGTTTATAGATCCGTCGTTCTTAAAATCGCCGGGAGAAGTTTCTGACTGGAAACCCATTTTACGCTGATAGACATACTCGGCGAGAACTTCAAATTGGTTATTCCAGGGCGCGCGCTCGTCAACGAGCATTTGCCTTTTCTTCAATAAATAGTCAATGGATTTTGCCACGATAGACGGGTCCCCTTTAGGTTGATAAGCGACCTCCCACGCCAACCCCCGGGTAGGGGGTTAGCGTGAGAAGTGCTTTGGTCGCAAATACTAACCTGTCGGACCTGTCGGACCTGTCGGACCGGTGGGACCTGTCGCCCCATCCGCGCCGGTAGGACCGGTCGGGCCTGTCGCACCGTCTGCTCCGGTAGGACCTGTCGCTCCGGTAGGACCGACAAGACCAGAAGTTGCTCCGGTAGGACCGGTAACGCCTGTCGCACCCGTCGCACCCGTTGCGCCATCGGCTCCGGTCGCACCCGTTGCGCCATCGGCTCCGGTCGCACCCGTTGCGCCATCGGCTCCGGTCGCACCCGTAGCGCCATCGGCGCCGGTCGCACCCGTGGC